GGATATCGGCACTGGTCACGAACAGGACTATTTGAAGGTGGCGCCTTGACGTATTCGCTGGCAGAGCTGCAGCGCCGCATGGCGTTGATGATTCGGGTGGGCGCTGTTTCCGCCGTCGATGCGTCAGACCCGAAAGGGCCGCGCTGCATGGTATCGAACGGCGGCCTTGAAACTGACTGGCTGCCGTGGCTCGCGCCTCGAGCTGGCGCTGATTCGGAATTTTGGGCGCCTGAGATTGGCGAACAGGCGGTGGTGTTCTCGCCATTTGGCGACCAGGCGCAGGGCATCGTCCTGTTCGGCATTCCGCAGGACGCCTTGCCGGCGCCGGAAACGAACCCGGATAGGCACGTTCGCAAGTACAAGGATGGCGCGGTGGTCAGCTATGACCGTGCGGCGCATGACTACCTTGTGAGCGTTCCGGCAGGCGGGAACATCACGCTACAGGTGGGCAGCACTTCCCTGGTGCTGCAGGACGGTAAGGCAACCCTCAACGCGTCAGAGTTCGATTGGAACGGCGATTCAGCGAAGTTCGCCGGCACGCTGGCCGTGCAGCTGATGCTGTCGTTCATGAACGGTATTTCTGGCCAGCAGGGCAACGCGCCTGTATCGGCGGCTATCGCGGGCGGCCTGAAGGTGACGGGCGGCGACATTCAAGCCGATGCTATCAGCCTGAAGGGCCACCATCACGACGACCCGCAAGGCGGCGAGTCGAGCAACGCGAAGCCATAGGAAAACCGCAAGAGGATGACGACGCTGGCGCCGCAGACAATCGCGGCATGAATGGAACAAGCGCAACCACTGGCAAAGCCTTGTCGGGCTTAGCCCATCTTACGCAGAGCATTCGCGACATTCTCACCACGCCGGTGGGAAGTCGCGTAATGCGGCGCGACTACGGCAGCGATTTGTTCTCGCTGACAGATGCGCCGATGAATCGCGAAACGCTGATGAAGATTTACGCGGCCACGGCAGACGCACTGCAGAAGTGGGAGCCACGTTTTTCGCTGCAGCAAGTGCTGGCCAGTAGCGCAGCACTAGGAAGCGTCACGCTTGACCTGACCGGTGTGTATTTGCCGGATGGATCGCAGGTAAATATCTCTGGCATCAAGGTCCAATAATGGCCAGCACGTTTTCCGCAGTTGACCTTTCACAGCTGCCGCTTCCGGCGGCTGTCGAGCAGCTGGACTTTGAAACCATCGTGGCCGCGATGCTGGCAGACCTGCAAGCGCGCGACCCGGTTTTTACCGCGCTTCTCGAAAGCGATCCGGCGTACAAGGTTCTGGAAGTCGCAGCGTATCGCGAGACGCTATTGCGCCAACGCATCAACGATGCGGTCAAGGCCGTGATGCTGGCGTATGCGCAAGGCACGGACCTGGAGAACATCGCGGCGCGCTACAACGTCGAGCGTTTGACGATCACGCCAGCAGATGATACGACCATCCCGCCCACGCCGGCAGTCATGGAGCTGGACCCAAGTTTGCGAAGCCGCACGCAGCTTTCGTTCGAGGGGTTCAGCACGGCAGGCCCTGAAGGCGCGTACAAGTCGCACGCATTGGGCGCTGACGGGCGCGTGGCAGATATTTCCGTGCAGAGTCCAGCGCCTGGCCAGGTCCTTATAACGGTCCTGTCGAATGTCGGCAATGGCGTTCCGACGCAGGACATTCTGGACGCTGTAACGGCAGCCCTGAACGTCGAGGACGTGCGACCGCTGACAGACCAGGTTGTGGTAGCGCCGGCCTCGGTCGTGAATTACACGGTTTCGGCTTCTCTGCAGCTGTTCAGCGGTCCTGACTCGAGTGTGGTTATCGCAGCAGCAGAGGCGGCGCTGGCGACTTACCTGGCGTCGTGCAACCGCCTTGGCCTAGAAGTGGCGTTGTCGGGCATTTATGCAGCTCTGCACCAGCCTGGCGTCGAAGCGGTCACGCTGACCGCGCCAATGGCGAACATCACCACGCTGCCGGGTCAAGCGCCTTACTGCACGGCTACCACCGTGACGGGGGCGTAACAGTGACCAGCACAAGCCTGCTGCCGTTCAATGCAACCAGTCAGGAAGTCGCACTGGAAGGGGCAACCGCGCGCATTGGCGACGTTCCCGTTTTGGTCCGCGAATCGTGGGACCCGGATACTTGCCCATCGGCGCTTCTGCCGTGGCTCGCGTGGGCGTTCTCCGTTGACGCATGGAACGCGTCGTGGACGGATGCGCAGAAGCGTGCCGCGATAAAGAACAGCGTTTATATCCACCGCCACAAGGGGACCGCTGGCGCGGTCGCCACGGCTGTGGGAAGCCTTGGATACGACGCCACCAACATTGTGGAGTGGTTCCAGCAAACGCCGCCGGCTGCACCTTACACGTTCGATGTGCAGGTGGTTGTCGACCAGGTGGGTATTCCTGACTCGAGCGCTTTTGATGACATTGTGGCCGCTGCGGAGTCCGCGAAGAACGTGCGCAGCCACCTAACCGGCGTGAACATTCTTGGCGTAACAGCTGGGCAATTCTATTTCGGTTGCGCCGTGATCTGCGGCGAAACCGTGACGATTAACGCGGAGTCCTGACAATGTATTACATGAAGGTGACGACCATAGGCGCGGCGAAGCTGGCCGCAGCATTGGCCGCTGGTACGCCGCTAGAAATCACGCAAATGGCTGTTGGCGACGGCAACGGCGCGGACGTTGCGCCGCCTGTCGGAACTGAAGAAGCGCTGGTGCGTGAAGTGTTCCGCGCGCCTTTGAGTTCGCTTTCGGAGAGTGTGAGCGATCCAACGATTGTGTTGGCAGAGTTCCCCATTCCGTCTGCGACGGGCGGGTTTTACATTCGCGAAGTTGGCGTGTTCGATGACGCTGGCGACCTGATCGCATACGGCAATTTCCCGGTTACGTATAAGCCGGTTCCGACCGATGGCACCACGCGGGACATGGTTGTCCAATCCGCGCTGAAAGTCGGTAACGCGGCAGCGGTAACACTGGTGATTGACCCCAATGTGGTGGGAGCTACGCGCGCCTGGGTTTCGGCGCTGTTCGCGCCGATTGATAGCCCTGATTTCATCGGCACGCCAAAGGTTCCGACGCCACCCGCGAACGATGTCAGCCAGCTTGTCCCGAACACGCGATGGGTCACGCAGCTTGTCGAAGCGACGGCGGGCAATTACGTGCTAGACACTGGCGTGGCGAATGCCTACGTGGTCGCACTGAACCCGGCGCTAACCGGCGGCTATAACAACGGCCTGACGGTGGCGTTTCGACCGCAGAACACGAACACGGCAGGCTGCACGCTGAATGCCGGCGCAGGCGTCGTGCCGATGCTTCGCGACGATGGCACGCCGCTGCAAGCTGGGGACGTGCCTATACACGCGATTGTTTCGTGCGTCTATGACTCGACGGCAGCCGCCTTCCTGGTGAAAAGCATTGTGCTTTCCCAGCTTGGCACGATGGCGAAGCTAGGCATTGGCGATGGCATGGCCAACGATGGCGCTGGAAATCTGGCCGTTTCAGGACCGACTTATGTAAACGCAGCCAGGACGTTGCTGGGCGGCGAATACCTAGTTGATACGTCGGCGGGTGGCTTCACGCTGACCCTTCCGGCTGCCCCGTTGCAAGGGCGAACCATCACATTGATTGACGCGATGGGGACCTGGGGGAAAACCACTTTCACGTTGGCGCGCAACGGAAAAACAATCATGGGGCTGGCCGCAGACCTGACCGTGAATGTGGCCGATCAAAAATTCTCAATCTGGTTTAACGGCTCCGATTGGAGACTTGTCTAAATGTCAAAACTAAGTGATTTTCTTAGCCCGCAAGGCGGCTCTGGCGCGAATTCGATTTTCCAGCTTAAGGCCAGTTCTATTGGCGTCAACCAGGGCGATTTGGTGGCCATCTCCAGCGACGGATATGGGTACACAGTACAGACGACCGACTACGGTTCAGTGCCTGCGGTCGGGCAGATCATTGCACAAACGACTGTTGGTAGCGGTTGTTTCCCCGTTTCAGCCCAAGCGCTTCCTTCCCCGATCATTCGAAATTCAGATGGTACATTTATCGTCGCAGCACCGAACGCAAGCAGTATAGGACTGAGCCTCTACAAATATTCGGTTAGCGGATCGCTTTTAGCGAGTGCCAGCCTGGAGACTGCCGGGGGCGCCAGTAACGTTCAGTTGCTTCAGCTATCGAACGGAAATGTTGCAGTCACGTACCAGATTAGTTCCGTTAACAAAACCACTTTCGCGATCTTCACGACTGCACTGGTTCAGGTGGTGGCGAAGACGCTTATCGACGGCGGAACAAACGCGCCGGAAATGGCCGCATGCGCGCTGACTGGCGGCGGTTTTGCGCTCGTTTATTCCCCAAATACAGCAGGGCTGCGGATCGCAGTCTATTCGAACACGGGCGCAGCAGTAAAGGCACCGACGACAATCGTCGCGGCGACTACGAATTACTTTCCGAATATTGTTGCGCTGTCTAATGGCGGTTTTGCTGTTGTGTACTTTCAGGGGACCGCTGGAACGTACTACGCAGTGTATGACGCATCCGGCAATCAGGTAACGGCGCCGACGCAATTGGCAGGCAGCGGAGGTGGATTTCCGCCTAGAATCAGTGCGATCAACGGATTTTTCGCGACCGTCGAGCAGAACGGCGTTGGCGTCTATTACACGCGCGTATTCAGCAATGCGGGTGTTCAGCAGGGTACGCCCTTCAGTTCCGGGTACCCCGCACTGGCTATTGTCAATGACGGAATCCAGTTTTGGTTGGGGTCGCTAAATGTATCAAACCCTTGGGTATTTACGCTTACATCTATTCCGGCGACGGGCGGCGCAAATGCCGTATCGAATGCAATAACAATTACAAGCCCGCCCGGCAATGCGGGAAGCGCATTCGCCATGACCTATGATCCAGCGACAGGTTCCGTATTCTGTATTCTTGGTTCGACGGGCGCGCAGGCTTGTTCCGCATGGGTAGTGAAATTATCGGCCCCTGGCGCGCTAATTTATGGTCCATCGACCGTGGGCGCAGCGGCGGCCGCGACAGGATCGGCTTACCCAAATATCGTACCGGCCAGCGATTTTTCGTTTATTGCCTTCTATGATTTCCAGTCTGCGGCGGGGGCAGTGTTCTACATCGGAAAGTATGCTCCGGCGTCGATTGTTGGCGTAGCTCAGAATTCGGCGTCGGCTGGGGCATTAATAAATGTCCAGCAGGGAATCGGAACCTATCCGGTCAATACGCTACTTGGCACGATTACAAAGACGTTTGACCATACCGCGCAGACCATCAACGGGAACAAGGGCGTTCTTTTGCCCAACGGCGTAGTCCTGAAGGGAATGTAAAGCCATGCCACAAATCAAAATCATTGCAAGCGGAGCAGTCGTCACGGTGGCCGAAACGCCGATGCTTGTCGGCGGAATATGGGAGTGCGGCGATCAGCGCTTTACCGATCCGGCTGGCGACATGTACGAGCCGGTTCCGCCCGCGCCGATCTATCCAAAGATCGGCCCTATCGCATTCCAGATGCTTTTCACGCCAGCAGAATCCGTGGCTGCTGACAGCCTGAAGGCGACGGACCCGACGCTGGCCAGTTTCTGGAAGCTGATTGACGACCCGCGCACGGACGTGGTGGACCTGTCTTTGAAGACGGTTCAAAACGCCATCGAATACACGCTGACGGTTGTCAAGGACAGCGGGGTTGATGTGGACGTGCCGACGCGCAAGGCGCAGATTCTTACCGGGGTGGTGCAGTGACACGCGCCAAGCTGCTGGGCCTGTGGCTGCTATGCCTGGTTGCCATGCCCTTGCTGCTGCTGGTGATGCTTGTCGAAGCGCTGGCAGGATCGCGGCGCGCCGAACAGATGGCGCTGGCGCAAGACGAGGAAGGCAACGCGATGTTCGGCGGGCCA